CAGGCTCTGGCCGCCGCGCTGAGCAAGCCAAAATCGATCGTCCGCGGTGCGGATGGCAAGCCGATAGGGATTGAATAATGAGCAAGGGCAATACCTTCGAGAACGAGCTGCTTCTGTTGATCTTCAACAACACGGCTATTGCGCTGATCGGTGACGCTTCTGGCTTGCAGCCGTCCGCTACGGCTGGATCGCTCTACGTGTCGCTGCATACGGGCGACCCGGGCGAGGCTGGCACGCAGACCACGAGCGAATGCGCTTATACGAGCTATGCGCGGGTCGCTGTGGCTCGCACGGCAGGCGGATGGACGATCAGTGGCAACGCAGTGACGAATGCTGCGCTGGTCCAGTTTCCGCAATGCACGGGCTCATCCGAGACGGCGACCTACTTTGCGATTGGCACGGCATCATCCGGTACGGGTAAGGTGCTGTATCGTGGCGCTTTGTCGGCTTCTCTGGCGATTTCGTCAGGAATTCAACCGCAGTTCGGCGCCGGTGACCTGGACGGAACTGAAGACTGAGGACTGACTCACACGAAACTGAGGCGAGATGGATGGTCATCTATCGCTACACATGCACCGAGTGCGGCCTTGTCACGAGGGTCGAGGATGACGGTGCGTGGAAGGCGTGCGCGTGCGTAGCGCCTGCGGATGTGGTGAACGAAGACGATCCGCCGCCGCCCGAACCTGAGCCCGCGCCATGACCGCGTTTCGTTCATTCAAGGAGCTGATAGACGCCGAAGAGGCAGGACAGGCCACGCTGTTTGGATGGCGGAAAGTCCCGACGCAGACGACGGGTTCGGGCATCTGGTTCGACCTGTCGATGAGCCCCGGCAATCCGGTCCCGAACTTCTACGCTGCCGCGCCGCTTATCGGTAAGGCGCTGGCGCAATCGACGGACGGCGGGCTGTTCCACGGGGCAGCGCCGGGAGGCACATACACCAAGCATCTGCGCCGGATCATGGCCTTGACGGTCACGGCTACTGCGGTTCCGCTGCCCTGCATCTTGCTGGATTACCTGCTTTACTATCCGTTCGTGGACATGAGCGTGACGGACGCGCAGGCGATGACCGTGGGCGATGCCCTGCCGCGATATCCGACCGGGGCGGGCGTTCAGATCATGGCGGTTGAGGTTGCCTCGCAGATTGGCGGGGTCAGTTTCTTTGTCACCTATACCAATTCAAACGGCGTTGCGGGACGGACAAGCGCGACGGTCACTTGCAACACGCAGACGGTGAACGGGACGATTATCTCGACGGCTCCGGCCACGCTAGGTTGCGCCGGGCCATTCATCCCGCTTCAGGCTGGCGACAGTGGCGTGCGGTCAATTGAAAGCTGCACATTCCTGACGGGCGATGTGGGGCTGATCACGCTGGTTCTGGTCAAGCCGCTGGCATCGTTTGCGGTTCACGACATCACGGCGCCGGTAGAGCGGGACATGATCCTCGACGGCGTACAATTGGCTGAGATCAAGAGCGACGCCTATCTCAATCTGATCTGCTACCCGAGCGGCACGCTGTCAGGCGCGCAGATCATGGGCACAATAGAAACGGTCTGGAACTGATGGCTGGCTTTTCCTCGCTTGATAACCTCGTGACGAACGTCTCCAACTCGGGGAAGTTCTTCCGCGCGGACTGGAACAAGAACCACGCGACAGGCGGCACGGTTGTTGCGGGCTCGTGGCAATTCCTGGCGGGTGGAGCGGGAAACCCTGTCGCCAATACGGCGCTGGGCTCTGGCGTCACGCTGGTTCAGAAGCCGCAATACGACCTTGGCGCAACTCATGGCGGCATTCAGCACGGCGGCAACGTCGGGGCGAGTGCGACTGACTACAAGGTGCTGCTGAACGCCTCCGCCTTCACCGCGGCGTCAACGACCGTGCCGGCCGTGATGATGCTCGTGGATCTTCTGAGCTACGCCACGCTGACGAACGCGACGATTTCGACGGCTGGCACAAAGACGCTGGTGAATACCGAGGCGGTGACGTTTTCCTCGTCCTCGGGCCTGCTGATGACGACCGTGGCGGATTATGCGGATTATACGCCCGTCAGCTTCACGACGACCGGCGCGCTACCCACGGGCCTTGTGGCCGGCACAATCTACTGGACGATCCGCGTCACCGCGACGACCTCACGCCTTGCCACGTCGCTGACCAATGCGGTGGCGGCAACGGCCATTGCGTACACCGATGCGGGCTCAGGCACGAACACGATGACGGTACGCCTGCCGCGCTATTCGGACGGGGCTGGGGTGCAAGCCTTTCTGGTGGCCTCGACGGCAGGCACGGCGGGCACGGGCACATTCCAGCTCACCTATACGAACAGCGCGGGCACGGGCTCACGCACGACGCCATCAACGCCAGCCTTGCCGACGAACAACGCGACGTCGCCGCTGCTGGGCGTTCCCTACAGCGGGACGGGCTCGGGCAAGTTCGGGCCTTTCATGCCGCTTGCGGGCGGGGACGCGGGTATCCGCACCTGCCAAAACATCATCCTTGCCAGTGCGGGCGTCACCACGGGCGTCTACAACCTGTGCTTCGCCAAGCCGCTGCTGACGCTGCCGATCACGACGCTGGGCGTGGCCGCAGAGCGAGATTTGGTGAACCAGCTACCCTCTATGCCGCGCGTCTATGACGGGGCCTGCCTTGCGTGGATGATCTACGCGGGCGCGGCCATTCCGAACAACTCCAGCTTCTTCGGCCACTTGGATTTTGGCTGGAGCTGACATGCTCTGGGGCAATTACAGCGTTCTGAACAAGACGCCGGGCCGCTGGCTTGGCGGCAACTCGACCTTTCACGCCTCTGGCGTTGGGACGGCGCAGGTACAGACACGCGCCAATTGGGGCGGCAACGGCGCGCTGCGCAACAAGGCGATTACGGAATACTCGACGGACGCTTACGAACTGGCGTCGATACCAGGAGGCTATGGCGCTCGCGGCTGGATGATGCCGCGCACGTCTGGCGGCATCTCTGCGCACTCGACGGCCAACGGGCTCGCGGCGTTCACGGCGTCAATCGCTGCGGGTCGGAACATCGCGGCGACCTTTGCCGGGGCTGCGACGTTCACTGGCACGGGTCAGCTTGTCGTGTCGGGCGTTGGCTCGTTTGCCGGTGTCGGGGCGTTCACTGGCAACGTCACGGCGGCGCTGGGTGCGGTTGGAACGTTTGCGGGCGTGGCTGCGTTCTCTGGCGCTGTGCTTGCGAAGGGCAACATCGTGGGCGCGTTTACAGGCGTCGCAAGCTTCGTGGCGATCCGGTACGCGACAGGGTCAATGTCTGGCTCATTCGCTCCGGCTGTGACGCTGGAGGCGGCAGGGTTCTCGTCCTACCTGCTGGATCAGGAAGACGTTGAGACTGGGCTGACACTGAGGCAGGCGCTGCGGCTGGTGACGGCGGCGACGGCGGGCAAGATTGCAGGCGGGGGTACGTCAACCATCACGATCCGCAATGCGGTTGTGGACGGCGTAGACCGCATTACGGCGACTGTGGATGGCTCGGGCAACAGAACCGCCATAACTTACGACCTCGACTGATGGCTAACTTCTTCTCAGCCGACTACTGGAAGGCGCTCTACTTCAAGGCGATGGGCGGGCAGGAAACTGCTGTCGATCCCAACGCGATTTCGGGAAGCTTCGCGGGCTCGTCCTCGTGGACGGGAACGCTCACCGGCGAAGGCACTGAGGAAGTCCGCTCCCGATCGCTTGGGGGCTTTGTTGACCCCTACTACTACAAGAAGCGCAAGAAGAAGCAGCCCGAGCCTGTCTCCAAAGGCTTCGGGGACGATTGGCAGCCGCCGACACCACGGCCGGCCATTCCGCCGCTTCCCGCGCCGCAAGAGATATTCGCGCGTCAGGACGCAGCCCTTGCGCAGACGTGGCAACAGTTTGCTGACGCCATTGAGGCGATGGAACGCCAGAGGGCGGAAGCCGCTCGCCTGGCGCTTGAACAGGAAGATGAAGACGAGGCGATCCTGCTGCTGATGGCGGCGTAACGCTTCGCAACAATTCGAGATGCAAGACCCGCCCTGATCAGGCGGGTTTTTTCGTACCCGCCGCCGGGGTCAATCGGGCGTCAAACAGGACGCCGCTGTTTCGGGCGATTGCGTGACGACGACGAAAGGTCGAACGATGAGCGACGAGAAGCTGAACTTTCTGGATGCTGAAGAACCGGCAACGCCTGCGCCTGAGCCATCAGCTCCGGTCATCGAAGCCGAGAAGCCAGCCGCACCCGAGCCCGAGCCGCAAGGCGATGGCAGGCTGCGCGATCCGGAAACAGGGCGTTTCGTTCCCATCAGCGCGCTTCTAGACGAGCGCGATAAACGGCAAGCCGAGACCCGCAAACGGGAAGACCTCGAAGCCCAACTCCAACGCTACCAGCAACCGCAACAGCCTGAGCAGATACCGACTGACCCTAGCGGCATCATTCAGTACGCACTGGCTGAACAGCAGCGCATCGCCTTCAACGAACGCCTCAACACATCCGAGCTGATGGCCCGACAGAGCCACGGCGAAGAAATCGTGAGCCAGGCGCAACAGGCGTTTCTAGCCGCTGTCGGTCAAAACCCGATGCTGCAACAGCAACTGCAAGGCCAGATCCATCCGTACGACTTTGTGGTGAAGTGGCACAAGCAGCACAAGCTGATGTCAGAGATCGGGCAAGACCCGGAAGCCTGGCGCAAGAGCGAAGCCGAGAAAATCCGTCAGCAGGTATTGGCTGAACTTCAGGGCCAAGGCGTCCAGCCGGCCCAGTCGTCACAATCGCAACCCCCGCCGTCAGTGGTCGGAAGACCAGCGGCAGCGAGAGCAGGCTCGGTCCCCACGGGACCAGGCAACGCTTTCGACAACCTCTTCAAAGGATAACCAATGGCCGAAGTCGCCCTTGCATCCGCTTCTGAACGTCAGAAGTGGGTCACGAACTATTTCGCAGAGTACGTCCGCAACTCGGGCTTCAAGCCCTACATGGGTCGCGGCAACAACTCGATCATCATCAGCAAGTACGAGATGACGGAAGAAGCGGGGAAGTCGATCAACATCCCGCTGATCACGCGCCTGAAGGGAACCGGCGTCACCGGCTCCACGAGCCTCGACGGCAACGAAGAAGAACTCGGCAACTACAACTGCAACATCTCCCTCGACTGGCGCCGCAACGCGGTGCGCGTGCCGAAGTCCACCAGCTACAAGACCGAGCTGGACCTTTTCGGCGCGGCCAAGGACATGCTGCGGACATGGGAAGCGGAGAAGCTGCGTGACGACGTCATCAAGGCAATGCTGTCGTTTGTCACGACTGGCGACACTGTCGTTTTGATGGCTGACAGCTCGGCAGCAAACCGGAACGCCTTCAACGCGGCGAACACTGACCGCGTGCTGTTCGGCGCCCTGCGCTCAAACTACTCGGCAACGTGGGCAACCGCTGTCGGCAACATCGACACCACGAACGACAAATGCACGGTCGCTTCGATGTCGCTGGCGAAGCGCATTGCGAAGAACGCTGACCCGCACATCCGCCCGTATCGCACGGGCGATGGTCGCGAATATTATGTGGCGTTCCACGGCTCGCGGACGTTCCGCGATCTGAAAGCTGACACCACGATGACCCAAGCCAACCGCGAAGCTCGCTCGCGCGAAGGCAACGGCATGGACGACAACCCGATCTTCCAAGACGGCGACCTCCTGTATGATGGGATCATCCATCGCGAAGTCCCTGAGATCGACGACCAGTCCGCGCTCGGCACGTACAACTTCACGGGTATCGGCGCGTCTTCGGCTGACGTCCGCCCGGTCTTCCTGTGCGGTGCTCAGGCTGTCGGCATTGCATGGGGTCAGGAACCGACCCCGCGCACGGACATGACGAAAGACTACTCGTTCCGTCCTGGTGTCGCGATTGAAGAACTGCTCGGCGTCAAGAAGCTCTGCTTCAACGGCGTCCAGCAGGGTATCGTTTCGGCGTTTTTCGCGGCCGCCGCGGATTCGTGATTGTAGCTGGATAAGGAGAAATAAACATGGCTACCTATTCAGCCGTTGACTACCTGACGAAGCCGGTCCCGACACACGGGCTGGCCAACAACCTGAAGGCGTTCTATTTTGAGGTGGCTTGCACAGCAGCTCCCTCGACTTCGGACACCATCAACTTCGGTTATGTGCCGAAGAACTTCCGGCTTATGCACGCGACCATCGAAGCAACCGACATGGATACCGGCGGCCCGACCCTGACCCTGAACGTTGGGGACTCGGGCGATGCCGATCGTATCTTTGCAGCTTCGACTGTCGCCGGCACAGGCACCGTGTCGTCAGCGATTGCAACGACCGGGCTCGGGTACAAATACAGTGACAAAACGCTGATCACTGGCGTTGCGGCGGCGAACGCCACCACGGGCGCGGCCGGCACAATCATCCTGGTGCTTTTTGGCATCCAGGAAGACGCAACGACCTCCTGATGACGGTGTTCATCTGGAAGGGTGACGAGGATGAGGGGGCAGAGTTCTGCTCCCTCTTTCACGTGACGTTCCCGGTTGGGCAATCTGTTGACGTGGGGCATCTGCTCCCGTGGCAGGTCAACAAGCTCCGGGGCAATCCGCATTTCACGGAAGCCCCGGAGAATGCCCCCGCGCCGAAAGGCAACCCGGAACAGGACGAGCGAGCAATCATCAAGCAGCAGCTCGATGACCTTGGCGTGACCTATGACAAGCGCTGGGGCATCGAACGCCTGCGCGCGGCGCTCGAGGGCGCAACGCGTGAGCCGCTGGAAGTGATCGAAGCCGAGGTGGTCAATGGCTGACGCGACCCTTGCCGAACTGCGCAACCGCGTGCTGCAAAAGCTCAAGGTGCTGCAAGCAGGCGAGACGGCGGAAGCCGAGGACACCGCGCTGATTGAGGGGCTGATTGCCAGCGTCAACGAGAAGCTGCGCGACCTTGGCATTGCCTACTGGTCCGACAGCGCGTGTCCGCAGTCGATGCTGGAAGACCTCGCGACCTACGTCGCCTGCCATGCGGCAGACGACTACATGGACGGCGGGCAGGCTGCATCATTCCGTCAGACCTATGAGCCCACGGCGGAACGCAACCTGCGGCGTCTGGTCCAGAGCGGCGAGCGGTTCAACAAGCCGACGCGGGCTGAGTATTTCTGATGCGTGTCCCTATGGCGACTTCCGCAGCCTCTGCTGTTGTCACGGGGCTTGCGGAGAAGAAGTGCCACAACGTCTATCGCGAACCGCATCCGAACGACCCGCAGCGCGAGAATGTGCTGATCGAAGCGCCTGGCAGTCTCCAGCGTGCCGACTTTGCCGGCGCGTGCCGTGGGATGTGGCAGGCTGACGGCCACGCCTCGGGCAATGTGCTGATCGCGCAGGGGACGACGCTATCGACGTTTGCGCCGGGCTCCAACACGACAAGCAGCCTCACGGGGACAATTGCCGGGACTGATCGCGGGGATTTCGCATTCACCGAGACGCAGGGCTTTGGCCTGTTCAACGGCCAGCCTTATGTGTCGGACGGGACGTATATCAGGCGGGCATCGGACGGAATTACGATTGACGCCAACCTTGCGATAGGCTCGACCCCTGCAAACGTCGCAACGGGCGCTTTCAGCTATTCGATAGCTGGAACGGTCTACAACAAGACAGCCGTTGCAGCAGGTACGGCGCCGGGCAATGACGTGGTTCCGCTCGGCCTGTTCGGCGCGGTTGCGCTGGACATCGACAGCGCGGGGACCATCACGGCGATTGAGGCGCCAGCCAACGCCACGGGCTACGCAAGCGCATCGGCTGCGGCTGCGGCATTGCCCACGGTTTTGACGACGCGTGTCCGCATCGGCTATGTGACTGCCACGAAATCAGACGGCGCGTTCACCTTCGGCACGACATCGCTAGCAGCGGCAAACACGACGGTTGCTTACACTGACAGCCCTGTGAATACGGGTTTCACGACCCTGCTATCAGACGCAGGCGCAACGGTCTTTACCAGCGTGGACACGCTAGGCCAGCGCGGACTGATGACGTGGAAGAACCGCTTTGGGTTTACGTCGGTTCTTGACCTGCAATCGACAACATCGCTGAATTACTACACGGCCGAGAGTTCGCCGGATGACATCGTGGCCGGCCGCGTGCTGGGCGAGTTCTACTATCTCATGGGCTCGCAGACGATTGAAGTCTGGTCGCAGACCGGCGACAGCGCCGACCCGTTCGCCATGCAGGCGGGCATGACGCAGCAAGTCGGATGCGCGTGCCGTGATAGCATCGTGAAGGCTGACAACTCGCTTTTCTTCGTGGACGAGGCGTTCAACGTCCGCAGGCTGGGTCAGGGCGGCTCGCCCATCGTCTCTGAGCCTTGGGTGTCCGCGGCGCTGCGATCGGCAGGCGCTGCGAACATCATCGGCAAGACTTACCAGGATCGCGGCCACATCTTCATCAGCTACAGGACGCCCACGGCGTGCATGGTCTTCGACGTGCTGACGCAGGAATGGCACACACGCGGAACCAACCTGCAAAACTCGTGGCGCTACACGGATATCATCACGGCTGCGGGCCGCGTGTTCGTCTGCGATGGAACGGGGCAATTTGACGAATTGAGCCGGGACTACACGTCCGAGAGCATGGCAAACACGACGACGATGGGGACGGAGATCGTGCGCGAGTTCACGGCGCACATGTCGGGCGTTCCCGATAGCCTGCCAGTGACCACGCTGCGGCTTGAGAGCGCCAAGGGCATCGGCGTGGCGACCGGGCAGGGTGTCAATCCCATCGTGCGGATGCGTGCGTCAATCGATGGCGGCAATACGTGGACCAACTGGCGTGACCGCAAGCTGGGCGCGCAGGGTGTCTACGATCAACGCACGGTCTGGCATCGCTGCGGGCGAACGAAGCTCGCGGGCATGGTGTTCCAGTTCTCCAAGTCCGACCCGGCGCCGGCGGCCTATCTGGGCGTTCTGGTCAACGAGGATCTGTGATGGCGAGGGCTCCTAATCCGCCATCGCTGGCTGTGCCGATTGTGGACAAGGACGGGCGATTGACGGTCGAGTGGTACAAATACCTGACCGGCGGCGTGACATTCACAAGCAACGTCAACAGCGGCGTTACACAGGCCCAGGCTGCGGCAGCGCAAGCGCAGGCGACGGCAACGGGAGCGGTGGCGGGCATCGCAACGCTGGCCAGCCAGACAGCTCCGGGAGGCTTCTACGCCTCCGCAACGCCTTCCAGCGCATTCGGTGATCGTGTTGGCACAGGCACCGCGACAACCAACACAGTGACCGTGACGCCAACAGGCGGGACGGGGCCTTACACCTACGCATGGGTTCTGGACCTGGCGAACTTCACCATCGGTGCGGCGACGTCTGCGACAACGGACTTTTCCGGGTTCGTGTCGATCGGCACCACGACTGAGGACATCGCAACCTGCACGGTTACCGACAGCCTCGCGGCGACGGCAAGCATATCAATCGGCGTTGCGATCTACGCTGAAGGCGTCGCGCCGTAACTTCTAGAAATCAGGACGGCATAACCATGAGTGGCTGGGATTCGGTCATCAAGTTCGCCATGGACAACGCGCCAGCGTTGATCAATGCGGGCGCGTCGCTTGCGGGCGGCTATATGTCTGGCCAAGGCGGGCAGGCGTCAGCCAAAGCGCAACAGGACGCAGCGAACCAGACGACTGCGCTACAGCGTCAGATCTACATGGACCAGCGCGGGCTTGCCTCACCGGGCTACATGACAGGCGGGGCGGCCTCCAACAAGCTCGCGGCGTTGTTCGGCATCGCGCCGCAGGACTATCAGGCGGCCTACGGTGGCGGTGGGATGAGCGGCGGGATGAGCGGGGGCGGGCAGATGCTGCCCAACCTCGGCGCCGGCCAGCCCGTGCAGGGGCGCTCGGGCGGCGGCGGGCCTAACGCGGCTGCGGGTCTGATCGGTAGCGTTGCGGGCAGCTTTATTCCCGGTCTTGGCCCCATCGGTAGCGCGCTCGGCGGTGCTGTCGGCGGCATGATCCGCAACGGCGGCGACGATTGGAAGACGGTGGCAACGCAAGCGCCGGGCGGCTTCAACTACGCCGCTTACATGCAGCAGCCTGACCTCGCTGCGGAATGGGCCAAGCCCGACATCAAGGCGCTGTTCGGCGGCAACCAGGACGCATATGCCAACTGGCATTACAACCAGTTCGGCAAGAACGAGGGCCGCACGCTCGCGCCAACTGCCGACAAGACCAACGTGCCTGTCGGTGGCGCGCAGATGGCGGGGCAATCTGGCGGTGCAATGGGCACGCCGTCCAACCCGCTCGCGGAGTTCTATGATAGCCCCTACGCCAAGCTGGCCACGACGATCAGCAACGATCAATTCGACCAGATCAAGGGCAACCTCGGCGCGGCGGGCAAGAGCATCAGCGGGGCCGCAGAGGGCCGTTACGCGAAGACATTAGCCGGGAACACTTACGGCGCGTTCGGGGACTATACGAACCGCCTTGCTGACATGGCGGGGATGAACCAGACCAGTTCGCAGCTTGCGTCCAACGCTGCGGGTAACTACGGCGTCAACGCGGGCAATGCGATGATGAAAGCCGGTGATGCTCGAGCGAATGCGCTGTCATCCGCATACAAGGGCTATGGAACCGGCATCAGTGACGCGCTTGGCGGGATCGTGGACTACGGCAACAAAAATAAGTGGTGGACGACATGATCCAGAACCCACTCGCGGCCAGCATGATGCAGAAGCCCATGCAGTCGGCTGCGCGCAACATGAGCCCGCAGATGGCACCGCCTGCGCCGGCCCCGATGAACCCGACCGGATCAATGGGCCTGCAACAGTCCATGCCTTCCCCGCCAAACAATGCGCTGATGCAAGCAATCGGCGGCGGGCTGAACGCCTTCCGCAAGAGCTTCGATCCGGAAGGCTACAAGGCCAGCCAGGACGAGGCAAAAGCCGCCGAAGGCGACAAGCTGAAACAGACGCTCGCGCTCATGCAGCAGCAACGCGCGCTCCCCGAGACGCAGCGCGGCCAGTGGTGGCAACAGAACGCGCCGACCATCAGCAAGATCATCGGGCAGGACGTCTCGCAGATGCCGCTGGACGTGTCGAAGTTCAGTGACCAGGAGCTAGACGGCCAGATCGCGGCGCTGTCGGCGCAGGCGGGGATTTCGCCGGAAGTGGCGAAGCCGATGAGCGCTTACGAGGCGGCGCAGATCAAGCTGAGAGAGCAGGAGCTTGCGAAAACTGGCGCGGACAAGCTGACGACCGAAGTCGGCGGAAACGGCAATTACTGGTCATTCAATACCGCCAGTGGACAGATGGAAGACACGGGCGTCAAAGCCCCCGCCGCGAAGATTAACGGAGAAGGCGGGGCGCAGGGCGTGCAGTCGGTTCACATCGACCAGACGTCAGGTCGCGCCACGGCTGTCATGCGTGACGGGTCGATCAAAGACCTCGGCTTCCAGCCCGTGCAGACGCAGATTGTCGATGTCGGCGGTGTCCCCACGCTCGCCAGCAGAATACCCAATGCGCAAACCCAGCAGATTGCGTCGCTCCCTGACGTTGCGGGCAACGCCGCAGCCGTGGCGAGTGCGACACTGCAAGGCAAGTCGCAAGGTCAGGCCGCGTTTGACCTTCCCGGCATTGAGCTTCGTTCCACAACGGCCATCAACTCGATTGACGATCTCAAGAGCCGAAACATCGGCCAACGCTACGGGATGCAGGGCAAGCTGTACGCCATCCCCGGCACAGAGGGCGCGGACATTCAGGCGCTGGTCAATCAGGTTGCAAGCCAGGCATTCCTCAACGCCTTCGATCAACTGAAGGGCGCGGGCGCTATCACGGAAACGGAGGGTGCGGCTGCGACTGCAGCCATCACACGCCTCAAAGATCAGAACATCAGCGTAGGCGAGGCCCTGAAAGCTGCAAACGAGCTTCAGGGCTACTACCGGAAGGGTATCCAAGTCGCGCGAGATAAGGCGGTCAAGGCTCCCGTGCTGCCGGGACGGCCGGCAGGCGCGACGGGCGCGACACGGACGCGGCAAGGCGTGCCGTTCCTGCTTGCCAAGCCGACGCCATCAGCGGGCATTCCGGCTGGCGTTCCCAAGGAGCTTTGGGACGTCATGACGGAAGATGAGCGTGCAGAGTTCGCTCAATGAACGATCAGACCCAACCCGCACAGATGACGCCGCAGCAGCGGCAGGCAATCGCCAAGGCGAAGGCGCGTCTGCGTCTTCAGCAGATGGGACAGGCGGCGCCTGCCGCCCCTGCCGCCCCGTCCCTCCGCTCCGAGACTGACGCCATCATTGAGGAAGCCGCTGCGGCCATTCCTGGCGGCTTCGCGGCGTTCGACGCCAAGCCTGCCGATCCGCAGCGCATGGCTGCGATGGGCTATGTGCAAGACCCGCTCGCAAAGTCGGGGTATGCCCGCCCGCAGGCCCAACAGCCGCGCATGGCTGACACGGGCAACCAGAACAGCCTGATTGCGGACGTGGCGCGCGGCCTTGAAGCTCCTGTCAGGGGCCTGACAGGCGGGGGCCTTGAAGGCTGGGCGCGCACGTTGCAGGCCGACCCGCTTCTCGGCGCAACGCAGGCTGTGGACTTCATCAGCCCCGTGGACGAGGCGGGCCGTGCCTATCTGGGCCTGCGTGACGCTGGCGCTGGCCTCATTGAAGGCGACATGGGCAAAGCCGCGCAAGGCGCGCAGCAGGCGTCGATCGAGGGCAGCTTTGCAGCGCTTCAGATGCTTCCCGGCTCAATGACAGCGCGCGGCCTGACCGTGCCGAGAAACACGCTTGCGCTGAACGTGGCTGATCTGGAACGCGCAGCCATGCAGGCCACCAGAGCCCCGCCTGTGGGCAAGCCCGTTGCGCAAGCCGCAGCCCCCCAGCCGCAGCCCGCGCCCTTCAGCGCCCCCGCAGAGCCCAAGCCGAGCAGTTTCCTGCGGAATAATGCGGACAGGATCGTTGGCGGTGGCGTGGGAGCGTTTGCGGGTAGCGCAGGCGATGCTCTTGCGGCGGAAGGCGATGGGTCAGGCGGCGGGCCGGACATCATCAATCCTGGCACTGGCGCGATTGCCGGGATGATTGCGCCGCGCCTTGCCGGCCGTGGCTGGCGTGCTGCGGCAAAGCCATTCCGCCCAAAAGGGTTTGATGAGCGCGTGGTGTCCAACGTTCTCCAGAACGCGCTGGCGCCGCTAGGCAAGACTGCTGATGAAGTCAAAGCAAGCCTTACTGCGCAGTATGGCGACAAGCCTGTGTCTCTGGCAGACGCCACGCAGCAAGCGCAGAACCTTGGCGTTGGCCTCTCGCGCCTTCCAGGCAAAGCCCCTGAATTGGCGATACAGCAGGCAGACGACGTGTTTCGCACGCGCACCGGACGCTTGTTCTCGGATGTGCAGGCAACCACAAATATCAACCCCGCAAGCGTTGCAACTGATCTTGATGCAGCCATCAAGCAAGCGTCCGAAGAGATCAGCCCAGCTTACGAAGCGCTGTTTTCCAAGCACGCTGGTGTCAACTCCGAGCGGCTCATGCAACTCGCGGATGACAGGATCGTCGGGAAGTATGTTCGCGCTGCTATCAATGAAGCGGAAAGCCTTGCCACGACCGCAGGGCAGGCCCCCAGCAATGCCCGCACATGGGACTTGGTCAAGCGTGCGCTGGATCGGCCAATCGACAAGGCATTCTCAGGCGGCAGCAGGCCAAGCGAAGCCCTGTTGAGGGCGCGCGAGGCGGTTGTCAAAGAACTCGACGCGCTGATGCCGGAATACGCTGCGGTGCGTGAAGGAGCCGACGCTCCCCGGATGCGTCAGGCTCGCGAAAAAGGCAAGGAAGTCGCAGGCGGTAACATGCTGGTTGAGCGTGTCCGCTCGCTGGCTTCAGGGCTGAAAGGCAAGCCGCTCACGGCCCTGCAAATGGGCGCCGTAGAAAAGCTGGCGCTGGATATCGAGAAGGCGCGCGGGATTGACGGCATCGCAAGCGAGCGGATGCGCGAAATCCTCGGCGCTGTGTTTGACAAGGACGTTGCTGACAACCTGGTTGCCCGCATTCGCGCGGATCAGGTCATCATCAAGGGGGCGCAGCGCCGCAATCCTAACATCGGTTCTGCGACATCGCAGGCAGCTATGGGCGGCGCGGGCGGCATTCAGAACGCTGCCGAAATTGCGCAAAGCGCGCTGGCGTTCAAAACAAACCCGCTCGCAACGGTCCTTGCGGCGCTGACCCGTAGCGGCTCCTACACTAAAGCCCAACGCGACCTCATGGCCGACATTCTTTATGGCGGCGCGACTGACGAGAACCTCGCCCGCATCTACGGCAACCGCCCCCCGCGCAACCCCCTCAACGTGGAGCCGCCCCCGACGCCGCAGGGACCGCCGACAAACGCACTGGCCCCACGCAGGCCAGATCAGGCGGGCTTCGGAGGCTCTCGCGATCTCCCTATGGATGAGGGAAGCAGGATGGAGCGGGCGAAACAGCAAGGCTTTGATACGCGCTACAAACTGTTTCACGCCACAAGCAGCGACTTTGACGAATTCGACACCAAGAAAATCAGGACCGACCTACAGCTTGGCGAAGATGCAATCTTCCTGACGAACTCGCCCGCAGTTGCTGACAGCTATCTCCCCGGCGCATACGTACAGCGAGACGCGCCAAAAATCATTGAGAAGGATGCGCGCGGCGTAGATATGGGTGACGGTGTTGGTCGTTACTACAGCAAGGGCTCTGCGGTCTATCCAGTCTACGCGAGAAATCTGAAAGACTACGAAACGTGGGACATGGGCGGCGGCGGCTATGACCCTGAGTTCATGCAGCGTGTGATCAAAGAGGCCAAAGAGAACGGAGCGCCCGGCGTTATCCTTCGGGGCGTTCGTGACCCCGGCATCATGGACAATATCGGGCCGCAGGGAAATCCGCGTAAACCTGCCGCTGTCGTTGTCGTGTTCGATCCGAAAGACATTCGATCCGTCAACGCCAAGTTCGACCCCTCCCAAGAACAAAGCTCCAAGCTCCTTGCTGGGATGAGTGGAGTGATGGGCCTCGGCGTTCTGTCCGCAGGCGCAACGCTTCCCAAAGACGACAAGCCCCTAGCCCGCTAACCCCACCCACCACCACCCACGACCCGGCCCCGCTCACAAGGCGGGGCGCTTGCATTTGGAGCCTGAGCAATGGCCGCTATTCCCTTCGTGTTCAACGCCATTGCGGCCAGCGGCGTTGGTCCCGAATCCGGCGCGAAGGCGTACACCTATGTCAAGGACACAGCCACGCCGCTTGCCGTCTATACAGACACGGCGCTGACGACCCCCGCAAGCAATCCAGTCGTGGCGAACTCGCTCGGCTACATGGTGTTCTATATCAACTCGACGCTCAACTACACGATCACCATCAAGACCGCGAACGATGCGACGACGCTTCTGCAAGTGACCTACACCGCATCCGGTTCTGTCATCGCGGTGACGGGCGGCACGGTCCCGAACTACAATTCCCTGGTTTCCGCGATTGATGCGCAGCTAAACTTTCAGCCGATCGATGACGACCTGACGGCGTATGCGGGCCTCACGGGAACGGGCTTTGTCAAGCGGACAGGCTCTGGCACGGCGTCCACCGTTGGCGAAACCGGAACCGGCGTGGTGGTGTTGGCCAACGGCGCGACGGTCAATGATCTGATCATCGGCGGAACAACGCCACGCCTGAACTTCATTGAGAGCGACGCACCAACAGATGAGAAGTATTTCAGCATCGTATCAGATGCTGGCCGGTTGTTCATTCAATCGCGAAACGACTCCGGTACGTTTGGCGAAAATATCATCGCAATTGATCGCACGGGCACAGATGGCACGCAGGTGCAGATCAACGCCCCGGTTGTGATTTCGACCGACGAAAACACGACTGAGGTGGCCTTAACCATTGACTCATCTGGTCCGCTCAGCGGTACGACGCCGGGGCCATTCAAATTCAACTACATCTTTGCCGAGTGGTCGTCAGGCATGTCCGGGACGGGCGGGCCGGGTGAGGACGGCAGCGCCTCGCTTACCGGTACCGTCTTTCAGCTGAATGTGGGCGGCCCCAACTATGACGGGCTGGTGGCAGCCTTCGCGGTTGCGGTGAGCATTATCACTACCGATGACGACTCGTGCGCTGGAGATAAGACCGCTTTCTCGACAGGGTTGAGAATTTCACATGCAAGCCCCGGCAAAGGTTATGCGGGCGCTAGTGCCGTCACGGTTGAAGCGGGAGGCGAAAGCCCTCAGGTCCTCACTTGGGAATGTGACCTTGCGATCAACACGCCGGACGGAGTGATAAACGGCGGTGGCATCAACTCGTGGAGTTGGGGCGCATACCAAGCAACGAACACATATAGCGCCTACCTGATTGGTGTCAGTGGTGCGCCGGGGGCCGCGAAGTGGAAGTCGGGTATCAAGCTTTACACCAACGAAGGCGGGGACGGGGATACGCCGCAGCCTATCGACACGGACGGAAATCTCATCGACGCAGACAATCCGGGGACACTTGGGAGCCTGATCTACCTGCCTGATTGGGACGTTGATGCTTATCACATCAAGACGCTGAACCTGGAGATTGACGGCGCAGGGCGATACAACGGTGCGACGATTGATGAACTTGGCTGGTCTAGCCACACTCCGGCAATCAGCTCCGCTGGTGGCTCCATCACGACGTCTTCCACATCCGGACAATATCGGCGGCTTTTTGGTCGAACAATCGTTTATCGCGGGCGCGTTACGCTGACGACGGTGGGCACAGCTACGGGTGCGTTGCAGATTGACCTTCCAGTCGATGCGGACACAACCAATTCTGCGGTGCTCTATGGGCGCGAAGTTGGAACTACCGGCAAGGGTGTCGCAGGCACGATCCAGTCTGCCGATCTTGTGAACTGCATTTTTGTGGATGCCGCCAGTGTTTTCACTGGCGGCAACGGAACAATCGTTGATTTCGAGATAATTTATGAGGCTGCGGCCTAAGCACTCAAGGAGACCACATGTATTCGATTCAATTCACTCCGCAGGAACTTGCAGCCATTCAGGTGTCGATTACCAATCCACCTAAAGGTCATTCGACGCCAGACATGCTCAAGGCGTGCGTCATGCTGGGGAAGTTCAAAGAGGCAATCGAAGCTGACGCTGAGTTTCCGGCGCTGCTGCTTGAGAAGGTGGAGTTCGACTTTCTCAAGAGGTGCTTCGACGGAATGGTGTGGGGGCGCTACGTCGAAGAGGTCAGCACGGCGAATGACAAGATCGTAGCGGCCAAGCAAGTTAAGGTCGAGGTCGCAAAACCCAACGGCGCGGAATACACAGCGCCGAACTAGGCCGGGACATAGAACCCATCATGGCCGCTGGCGGCCCGGAACACTTGCTTGAGGCCAGCACGCTCAAGCATCGCCTTCATCGGCCCTTCAATCGCGTCCCCATGGTGCTCCACGGTGAGGAAGTTGATCCGGTAGGGCTCTGCCGCTTTGGCATTCTCAGTGAAAAACGCTTCAAGGATCGCGTGCTCTGATCCCTCAGTGTCGCAGCTGAGATAGTCGATTATCCGCGGCGCTTTGTGGTGTCGCAGCATGTCGAACAGAGAGATCGTCTCGACGTTGTAGGATCGGCCTCCAACGCTTGCGGCGGGCATGTGTGCAGCGGTCGTGCTCTGCGTATGATCGTGTTCAGCTTCGGAGAAGGTGAGGTAGTCCCCGCTCTTGGGAGCGACGCAGCGGGTCTCAATCTTGGCGGTGCGGTTGGTTTGAAGATCGCGCTGCCAGTGACGTGAGGGTTCGGCAAGGAGGCACGTCCAGCCGAACTCGCGCTCAAGCATCACAGTGTTGGACATGGTTAGCCCATCACATGCTCCGAATTCGACCGCGTATCCGCCGTGCTTTCCCTGATTGTGGATCAGGGCGAAGACGTCCTGAAAGAACTGAGAGGTGGAGTGCGGAACTGCATCGGCAATCTCTGCCATCGTGGTCCCGTTCGGGAACGTGCCGAACTGACCAAGGGCGGACAGGAGAGTGTGCAGCCGATCGCGCTGCTTGATCATCTGGCGGACAGAGAAGGCATGAAACTCGGCCTGCTCTTGCCAGTTCGTTTCCATCACTTCGGACATGTGTCTACTCCTTGAGGCCAAGGGCTTGAGCTACCAATCTGCGGATTGCTTCTGGGCGTCCTGGGATGGGGCGCTGCTCCGCACACCAGTCATCTATCGCAGACAAAAGGGGGTCGTGAATCCTGATCAGCACGGGTTCGCCAGCACCAACAGCAGGCCGACCGCGTGATTTCTTGATTTCAGCACTTGTGCGTTTCATGATGGCTTGATATCAAGAAAGCGAAGCCGAGGGAAGCTACAACTTGCCCTCGGCCTCTAGCAGCCAACTGGAGCAAACCAGATGACTACGTGCCCAACGCTTACCACGCTTTTTTCAGACAGCCGACAGCTCGCCCCCCAAGTGAAGGGCGGTCTGCCCCCTAAGTGAGGGGCCAGAAACTGTTTTTGAAACCCATCCATCGCGCCCTCTCTCACCGGAGGGCGCTTCGTTATGTCCAACCGGAACCCATCCAATGACAGAAGAGACAGACGAAGCGCTGGTGCGCGCGGCGTTCCCGAATGCTGCCGTCAGCGTGTGGCACATCGGCGGCAAGGTGCAGCTTTCACTGGATGACGACAGCGTTGTCCGCGACACGCTTGCGGATGCGATCGCATGGGCCAAGGCGCGATACCTGCCCGTCACGGTCAAGGTTACGGTTGCTTACGAGCCAGAGCCAAAGCCTGACCCGCGCATCGCAGAGATGCAGAGGCGCATTGCGGAGCTGGAAGCGCGCAAGCCGGAAGTGAAGATTGTCGAGGTTGAAAAGATCGTTGAGCGCATCGTGGAAGTCGCGGCGCCCAAGCCGGAGCCCGACCCGGAACCGGAAAACCATTTCGCAGACCTGATGCTTGCAGACGAGACGATTGACGACGCGCGCGCGCGTCTGTCGCAGCGCCTGCGCGAGCTACGTCACTACCTGATCGCCCCGGAAATCAAGGTCAACGAGGACGGCTCTGTCGGCCTCACAGCGGGCGAGCAAGCCGAACTGCAAGACCTTGAACGACGGCAGACGCTGGGGCGCTGGCTGGAAGCCTGACGCCCTGAACTGAAAGGCTGGGAACAATGGATGACGATTTCAACGAGCGCTTCAAGGCGCTCAAGCGTGAATTGCGTGAGGTGGCGGAGGATTTCGAACAACTGCGGAAACGCAAGGCAAACGGAGAAGACGTGGAGCAGGTAGCCGCGAAGGTCACAGCGCTGGAATCGGAGATGAGGACCAAGCTGGCCTCTCTGCAATCCGACAGCCAGGAAGTCCGCCACAGCCTGCAAAAGCTGATTGAGACAATCGAGCATCTGCGCACGGACCTTAGTGTCCACAAGCGTGAAGTTGCGCAGGTACAGGACAGCCAGAAAATCAACGGCTGGTCACGCATTCCCGCTTTCGGCTGGGCGCTGATGGCCGTGGGTTGCTTCGCCGTGATGCAGCTTGGCCTTGAGCGCTGGGCCGAGTTTCAAGGGGTGGGGCGTTGAGAGGCCACACGAAAGCGGAGTGGGCGTCTGCTGGCCGGTGGGTCAGGGACCACGCTCCCGCGTTCACCGTCTCCTTCGTGACGTTCTCGGCGCTCTGGGCCGCTGTCGTGGTGGCGTGCCTGACGCTCTACGTATGGGACAGCCAGTTTTACTCCAGCCTCGCCCCGCCCGGCATGGAGACCAGCTTTATGGCTGCGGGCATCGTGTTCCGCACGTTCGTCATCTTCGGGGGCCTCGCAATTGTCTGGCTCAAAACGAACAAGATCAACCCCGCTGCCGGCCGCACGCTGCGCTTCATCTGGGTCATGGGCCTGATTGCGTGCGGCATCGCTGCGTTAGGCTTCGTCACTGAAGGAAACGACTGGCACTATCGTAAGGGCGCCGCGATTTCGCAGACGGAAAGCGCATCGACGGAAAGCGCTGACACGATCATTGCCCGTGCCGAGAAGGAAAAGGTGGCGATCCGCGCCGACCGTGACCAGTTGGTAGCAGCCGCGCGTCAGTCGATGAACCTTGTCTTGGACGACGGCAACAGCCGCAACGATGACGTGTCCACGTTCGAGAAGAATATCGCGCTCTATCAGACCGAGGCGCAAGCCAAGCTGGACGAGCAGGACGCGAAGATTGCGGCCGCAGAGACTGACCGTCTCGGCGCACGTCAGCAGGCGACGGAAGCCGCCATTGGCGATCCGGCCTTGCCTGCGGTGTTCCAGGCTCCCGCGCGCTACTTCCCCGGCTTTGATGGCGTGACGTTCAGAGACATCTTCGCGCTATTCTGGGTGATCCTGCTTGAGGCGTGCGGCTCTGTCGGCGCGCAGGCTTTGCTTGCGGTCCAGATGGGCATGAGCAAGCGCAAGGAAGCGCAGGAGAACGGCGCAAAGGGCGGACGCACAACATCGCGCCGCCGCCTGATCGAAGACATGCGCAAAGCACGCACCGAAACCAAAGCCGATCTCTCGGAGGACAAGAACGATGGCGATAGAAATTCTCCGCCGCAGGCCGCCGAGTGAGCTGTATCCGTCGCGCGCGGCGGTTGATCTCATCCGGCATTTCGAGGGTCTAAGCCTCGTCGGCTACCTCGACCCGATCAACATCCCGACCATCGGCTACGGCCGCACGGGGCCGGTCGCAGTCGTCGGCAAGACCATCACGCTTGCCGAAGCTGACGCGCTGCTGGACGAGGACGTCGCGAAGCACGCGCAGATCGTGCGGGACCAGATCACCGTGCCGCTCACGCAAGGGGAATTTGATGCGCTGGCAAGTCTCGCCTTCAATCTAGGGTACATCCCCAAAAGCCTGAAAGCCTGCCTGAATGGCGGCGTGACTGACGCGGGCAAGGTGATGACGCCGGGTTCGTATGGAAGCGCCCTGCTTCAGTTTCCGCGCAACTGCCGGGCGGGAGGCAAGCCGCTCAAGGGCCTGTATCGGCGCCGCCTGGCTGAAGCCTGCCTGTTCTCGGATCTGCCGTGGGAGAACGCTTGCAGCATCAGCGTCATCAAGCTGTCAGTGACCGAAGGCGGGCAGATCGACACGAACGAAAGCACGTCTCTGGAAGACACCCTCATGCGTGCGCGGCTGGACACATCGAAGCCGCCCGACACCTCGCATATTTTCAAGAAATCGTGGTCGGAGCTGGTCAAGCCCGAACCCGTCAAAGCTGAGCCTGTCGCCGCTGAAGCGCCAGGCGATGCGGAGCCAGCGGAGAAGCAAGCCCCCCAGCCCAGCCCCCCTCCGCTGGCATCTGCCCCCGTTCCTGCGCCGCCGAGTGGTCCCGTGGTAGCAGGGCCGGCGGTGGCGATAAATCCGGCTCCCCAGCCGTCGCCGCCGCCGGTTAAGCCTGCGCCGCCACTTGCGCCTAAGATTGAGACGAAGCCCCCGCCTGAGCCCGTCATCATCGCGCCGAAGACGGTTGACGTGCGCTCCGTGCCTTACGGGGAAATCGACCTCGACAAGGGCGCAAAGAACATGAGCGACAGCCAGCGCGGCGTCGGCATGGTCATCGTTGGCATCGGTTCTGTGATCCAGATCGTGACCGTGCGTCTTGGCGTTGGCACGGCCGTGGGGGCCATTGCTTTTGATCTCTCGCGCGACCCTGTCGTCATCGCGCTGGTCGCAACCGCAGTCGTGGCGGGCATCGGCTGGCTCACACGCAAGCGCGGCACGAAGGTCATGACCAAGGGCATGGTCGAAGCAACGACGCTTTTGAAATAGGGGCAAGGAATGACGTGGGCGGCAATAGGCAAATTCTTCACCGACAACCCGATCGCGCGGTTCATCGCGTGGGCAGTTGTCGCGCTTCTCGGCTGGGAAGCCGTCAAGCGGCACCTCAAGGACGCCGGCCGCAAAGCCGAGCGCCAGGCATCAGCCGTGAAGCAGGCGCAGGCCAGGGAAGCTGTCACCACGCGTAGCGCAGAAATCATCACAGAAGAGAGAACCCATGCGGATGCAGCTATCACGGCTAGGGATACTAGCCCTGTCTATCCCGACGCTAACAGCGTGCCAGACCCCATCGCTTCCGTTCTTTTCCGAGGAGAAAGCGGAAGCGGTAAAGCCGGTTGAGGATTTGCGTGTTGGCCTGCTGATCGAGTTCTGCCGGGGCCAGACCCCCGCATCCGTTTCCCGCGCTGAATACGATACCTGGCCCACCGCGGCGAAGGACTACGCCACATCCAACGTGGCGCAATGGCTCGAGGCTGGGTGTAAACTCTAGGAGAGATAAATGGCATTCCTGACTAAAGAACAGAAAGACGCGCTCGGGCCGTTCCTACATATCGGCATCTTTGCAGTTGCCGTCTGCTTTGGCATCGCGATCAACACCGTGCTGGGCGGGCCGAAAGTTCCGGGCATCTCGGACTTCGCGGCTATCGTTCTCGGCGTTGTCAGCGCGCTGATCATCCACAAAGAACTGACGAAGTAGTGCGACCTCTACCCCCGGTGATGCCTGCGGCTGCGGCTGTAGCGCTCGCCGGGGCTGTTGGCGCGTGGGTGTTCGTCGCGGGACATGCTGCGGACTGTGACGCGCGTTGGGCTGATAGCGGCCTGCGTGTGACCTACCGGGACGGGCAGTGCCTGGTTGAGGCGGCGGGGCGCTGGTACCCCGAAAAGGTAATCCGCGTGTGGGTGCGGCAATGAGGTTCGTGCCGTTCCTCAAGATGTCGCTTCTGGTCATCTCCAGCTTCAGCTTTCTGGTCTGGTTCGCGCTGGTGATTGATCGGCTGTAGGCTCACGGCTTCGGCTCCCCCTTCTGCTGGTGCTCCAGCGCCGCGCGGGCTTCTCGTGCAGCCTTGCGCCAGCTTGGGCTAAAGTCGGAATTGCCAAGGACAGCAGGGCCAACGTGCGCCATGAGATTTGTCAGCGCCTCCCTAAGCCTCTTGTTCTCAGCGTCCATCTCGGAGAGGCGGGATGCTGCTTCGGCCTTGAGCGCATCAGACTCGGCCCATACGGTAGCGCTGACGACATAGGGCAACCCCTCTCGCAGCCGCTCCACCAGTTCTTGCGTCGTCACGTCTGGCCTCCTTCAAACTTGCGCTTCAGCCGTTCATAGTCGCGGCGGTCGCGATCATACGTGCGCTCAAACTTGTCGATTTCCGCTATCTGTTTCTGCGCCCCTTCGCCTACGTAAGTCAGCCAGAACAGGCGGGCGTGGTCAGGCTTGAACTGGAACAGCTCAAAGAACGCGGACAGATTGTGCGAGGCGATTTTTATCGTGTCGCCTTTGTCGCTGCTGCCATTGTCTGCCGTTATTAGCGTGATCCAGCTTTCCGATGTGTCTGATGTGAGAAACCGCCAACCGTGATCAACGCGCGTGATCGGTCTGCTGGTCAGTTTGCGAAACGTGGCTTCTGGAAGTTTGTATTTCCAAACAGGTCTCACGGCGTCCATCACCCCCCTCCCATAGCAGCGCGGATTTTGTCGGCGGCGGCGCGGGCAACATTGATGCATTGTCCAAACGCCTTTTCGTTGGCGTACAGCAGGTCAATGTCGTCTTCCGCCCGAAACCTCGGATGAATGCAGTTGGCGATTAGCTGCAAAGCATCCAACGCCTCCGCAAGCAACTCGCGCTGTTTGTCATCGGGGCTCATGCTGCTGCTTCCTGTGCTGCGAGAATTGCGCGGCCTATCGTTTCCGGGATGATGGGCGGGTTGAGGTTTCCGATTGCGCGGAGGCGGTCCACCCTATCGGCAATCCCTGTAGCCACTCGACCCAGTCCGGGTTCAGGCTCCCAAGTATGGCGTTCGATCCGTGCGATTGCAGTCCCGATCGGCGCGACGATGTTGGCGTCGGCCAGATTTGCACCGCTCCCGCCAAATTCAGCGTCTTGCCCCTCGCTAGCGCCGCAGTGTCTTGTCCGCCCGCCGACGCTGTCGGTGTCGGCCAAAGTGCAGCCACCATTCCCAGGTCGATATTCTTCCCGCGCTCGAGTTCTCGAGCCGCTCCCTGTGCCGTCCTGCTTCCTTTTTCTCCGTCCGACGACCTTGGCGTTGGAAACAGTCTCTGGTTCACCGCCCGGCCCAACTCGTTCCCGCTTGGCCCGTTGCTCTTCCCATCCGCGCTGAACCCGTGAGGCGTCGGCCACAGATTGCGGTGAAGCGGCCATTTCTGCATTGATGGAGACATCATGTTTGCAGCGCAGGTTGGCGTCGGCAGAAGTTGCGACGACCCAGAGGCGATCACGGATGTGCGGTGCGTCAAAGGCGGCAGCAGGTAAGCAGTGCCATTCCGCATCAAACCCGAGCGCGGCCAAGTCTCCGAGAACCGTTCCGAAGTCAGCTCCCCCGTTGATGCTAAGGAGGTTTGAGCTGTTCTCCAGAATGAGCCCTTTAACTCCCAACTCGCGAGCCAGTCGCACGATTTCCGTCCATAGTCCTGAGCGTGCGCCGTCCAGGCCATGTCCCGTACCCGCACTGCTGATGTCTTGGCAGGGCCAGCCGGCAACGATCCAGTCGGGAACAATTCCATCTGCGGCAAGTCGGGCGCCGGTGAGTTCACGGACGTCTTCGTAGATTTTGACATCGGGCCAGTGCTTCCTCAGTATGCGGCGCGGGTAGTCTTCAAGCTCGCAGAACGCCACGGTCTGAAAGCCGCCTGTGCGTTCAAGGCCAAGCGAGTACGCGCCGACGCCGCTGAAAAGATCGAGGACGCGAAGCTTGCGCATCACGCATCCTCCACCCGCATCCGCTCCAGCCTGCGCGGGGTCATTGCGCGCTCTCTTCTTCATCGCTCTGGATGTATTCCACCAGATCAGCGATGGCTTCGCGCGAGGTTGTGCCGCGACCTTTCGGACCGCGCGGATCGTCAACGAGGTAGGCTTGCCATGTGCAGCCGTCCTTATCCTCGGGGATTTCCCGCGTCTTGATGTGCCACGTTCCCATCACGCCCGCCCTTCCTCAGCCGCCATCCGCTTGAACCGCGCGAGCTTCAGATCGTAATCCAGGCGCGTCTCACGGCGGAACGGGTTGAACGCTTCCGGCTCCCTGCACGTACACGCCGCCGCGCGATCCTCTGCCTCGGTGACGTAGGCGTCGATGCGCGCGACGGTGCTGATCTTGATAGCGGCCAGCTCGTTCGGCAGGCCGAAGTTGCGTTTCAATATGCGCTTCGTCTCGGCGCGTAGTTCGTTGGCGATGGTCATGACTGCGTCTCCGAAAGAGCGGCCATGCGCTCGACAAGATCAACGGCGGATAGCTGCAACTCGTCGCGGGTGGCTTTGAGCGCGGCCCCTGCGGCGGCGGCCCCTGCGGCGTCCCATGCGGAGGCCCGCGCGGCGGCCCCTGCGGCGTCCCATGCGGAGGCCCGCGCGGCGGCCCCTGCGGCGGCCCATGCGGAGGCCCGCGCGGCGGCCCCTGCGGCGTCCCATGCGGAGGCCCGCGCGGCGGCCCCTGCGGCGGCCCGTGCGGCGGCGGCCCCTGCGGCGGCGGCCCCTGCGGCGGCCCATG